CGAAAGGATAACATAACACACGTCCAGACGGAAGCGCATACCAAAGATGCAGTCCGTCAAATAAATATGTGATGCGGCCAACAGTGAACTCGCGGTTCTTGTTCCGCATGGCGCGCATATAAGTGTCTTCAAGGCCAGACCAGTACGGCACGGCCCACTTGTTAGCCCTGCGCCATGCGTCCACCATGCGCTTTGCGTCGCTCTCTGACATCATCAAGCCGTAGATGCGGCCCATGCTGGCGAACGCACCGACACCGCCGGCAAAGCCACAGGCTAACTCTTGCACCTTACCGATCTGGCGTTGGTCTTTGTCAACGTCACCATAGCCGACATGAAAGGTCGCCATAGCGTTGTGCTTGTACACGTCTTCGCCCTTGGCAAAGATGTCTAGCTTGTTTGCGCCAAAGGTGCTGTTGGACGCCCACGGCGTCACCCGCGCTTCAATCGCAGCCCAATCGGCAACAACAAGCCGCTTGCCTTTGTCAGCCATTAGCGACGGGCGCAGCATACCTTTCAGCACGTCAGTTACGCGGCGGCCATGATCGGGGACAATCCTATGCCCACGCACCATAGCCTGCCTTACTAATGCAGGGTCTGCGGCGCACTTTCTTGGGAAGTTATGGACCTGAAGCCCAAACGATGAAGCGCGCCCAGTAGCACTGCCTCCAGAAAATACGAACGCTCCTCTAACGCGAAAATCTTCCGCATCAGCAAGCGCCGCTGCGCGTTGGAACTTAGCGACGGACGATGCCCACAGATCGTCCGCGCACTGGATGACTTCTGCAACTTCCGCCGGTACTTCATCTGGGTTCTCCTCTGCCAGCACAAGTAAGTTGGCGCGCACGTTCTTGTCAATGGACAGCTTCTCGACGCCGTCCTTCATCACGGTCGCCACGGCTACAGCCTGTGGCCCTACCCTAGCTAACACCCAATCCTTCATCTTGGGGCTGCGGACAGACTTAATCTCGCCGTGCGTCACCTCTGCGACGATGTCTTGTATCTCTGTCAATTCAGCTTCAGCGTAGCGCACCGCTGCCAGCGCCAATGGCCGGTCGAGCAGCACGCCGCGGTCGTTGATGCGCTCGTTGACGTGATAGTCAGCCAACTCTTCAGCCGACAGCGGACGCTGCGCCTGCGCTATGGCACGCATGGCCCGCACGTCCTGTTCGCAATAGTCAACCATCTCTTGCATCAGCTTTGCGTCTTGGCGAAACTCGCCGTCTGGCTGCGGGATGGACAGCGCGCGGATCAGTTGTCCGCCGCGATGGTCTTTCTTCATGGTTGCGCCAGCGAAGCGGCCCACATCCTCAAGGCTACCCGGCGCACAGTTGGCGCGGGCTTGGGCTGCGGTGCAATAGAACTGTTCCAGCTTAAACTCGACCTGAAGGACATACCAGAATATCAGGCGCTCAAACGCTGCGTTGTGCGCGTACACCAGCCCCTTGTGATCTTTGACGGCTTGCGGGAAAGGCTCACTGGGTAGCCACGTCCGCACGTCTTCGTCATCAAATGCGTATGACATACACAGCACGTCGGTGCTGGCGTCCTGCGCGTAGTTGTACACGCCGCGGCTGCGTAAATCGCAACGGCTGCGCGTTTCAAAGTCTACCCATAATTTAGTCATGAAGTTCTCACTCTTCCGCTACTCGCCGGGGTGGTGGATCACCCCGGCTTTCGCACCCTGTTATACTACGCGACGCCGGCGACGCGTACCATCAGCGGTTTCAGTTTCAGCAGCGACTTCCAACTCTGCATCATCTGCCTCTGCAACCGAGTCGGCGTCCATAGACACCCAATCGGTAATATCAAAGATAGGCGTAAAGATACGCCCATAGGTCTTGTGCTGGTAATGCTCGGTCTTTAGTTCAAGCAATGGCACAGGCTTGTTCTGGTCTTTCTCGACCTGATCAGCGATGGCAACAGCCAACGCCTGCACGGCACGTTTGCCACCGACTGACGTAGCGGTGAAGCGTGCCTGCATATCCTTGTCTTCGCCGTTGGTGCAAACCAGCATCATGCCGACTTGCATTTCCCAGCCGCGCTGGGCGCCTGCTGGTGCTGGCTCTAACTCTGGCAGCGGTTCTGACACCGGCACCAGCTTTTCACCCAACACTTCGCCGTTGCCCCATGCGATATAGCCGTGGACAAACGAGAACGGGTTAGCGGCCCACAGGCTGCCGTCTTCGACTTCGGTCTGGTCTGCACCGAAAACCCAATGGCCTGTCTTGTCCATCTTCAGGATGACTGTGCCACCGGGGGCGCTTTCAGCTTGGATGGAACGCAAAGCGCCAGAGAGCGATTGTACTGACGGCAAGTTAGCGCCGCCAAAAGTTGTGATATTGGACATTACTGTATTCCTTTTCTGTTACTGTATTTTAGACATAGCTTTTGTAAGCATCTGTCCGATTTGCAAGACCGCTGGCCGGGAATCACTTTCCGGCGCAAGGGTAGAGCCACTGGAGACAGCGACGATTAAGTCCGCTGGCAATTCTATTTTGGCTTTCTTCAAAACCTTTTCCGCTTGTGCGGGCGACAATGGTTTAGGATCGGCCCATGCTTCCACGCCCGCTTGGGTCATGAAGGCTACAGCTTTATCCTCGTTTGTCCACTGCCGTGTTGCGCGTTTGTTGACCAGCTTCCAGCCGGGGACTTTAGCCCCGCTTTCCAGAAGCCCATGCGCCAACTGCTGCAAATCCTTAATGAACGCCTCGACCAGCGGCGCCTGTTCCAGATAGTGCGCTATCTGATCCATTGGCAGCGCATCGACCTTGGCCTTCAGCGCGCGGTCTACAGCGCCGGTCATGACAGGGCAGACAGGCTTGGCCGCGCACCACTTGCAATGGTCGCCGGATGCCAACGGCGCGTCTGGGCGCATGGCAATCTTGACGGCAGCGGCAAGTTCTTTCTCAAACGCATCGACGCGGTCTAGCGTTGTCACCCACCGCTTAACAAACGGCGGCTGTACGATGATTAGTTCTACTTCTTTAGCCCCGTCAAACGCCCACGCCGTTTCCGCCGTGCGTTTAGCAGCCGCAGCGTAGAAGAGTAGCTGCGCGTTTTCGGTGGCTTCGACAGCCACGCCATCGCCAAACTTCCAATCCAGAACAACCGCTCTATCACCAAGGCGACCAAGAAGATCGGTAGAACCAAAAACGTCAGGCAGAAAATCACCAAAGCCAACCCTGCTTTCAACCGCATATTCCATCTCCCCCTGCGGGTCTATTTCGTCCAGCGCACGCAGCGCCACTATCAGCTTGTCATCGACCAACGCTTCGGTCAGTACGCTACTAGCGTATGTCGTGCCGACCATGCTGTACGGGTCAAGGTCGCTCTCTAACACCGACGCTATGGTGTCGTGCAGGAGCGTGCCTTCGTCGGCGTAACTGCTGCTGGGCTGGGGCGGCATGGTATCCACCAGCGCCACGCTGCCGGGGCAGGCTATGACGCGCTTGGCGGTCGAACCGCCGACTATCTTACTGTGTTGCATAATGTACCTCACTTTACTGTTTGAACCGCCACCATACACACAACAAAATTTGATGCAAGCCTTGAAATGCAAAAAATTTTGGAGTAGCCCTTCGTCATGACTGAGAAAGAAATAGAGCGGTATTTCTGTAAACGTGTGCGGGCGCTAGGCGGTTTTGCCTACAAGTTCCGCAGCGTTACGCAGATAGGTGTTGCCGACCGCATAGCCTGTATGCCTAACGGTGAGGCTTGGTTCGTAGAGATCAAGCAGCCTAACGGACGCCTGTCTGCGTTGCAGCGTATCTTTTCAGAAGAGATGGCACACACTAAGCAGCACTACGCGTGTCTGTGGTCGATAGAGGACATAGACGCATGGCTCAAACGCTTCAGCTAAGGCCATATCAGGAGCAAGCGGCGACGTTCCTGTACGAACGTGACCGCGCCATGATCCTTGCGCCTGTCGGTGCTGGCAAGACCGCCATTACTTTGACGGCGATGGATGAAATGCTGCGCGATGGCGCTGTCAAACGCTGGCTGGTGGTGGCGCCTAAGCGTGTCTGCACAGATGTGTGGCCGGTGGAAGCGCCGAAGTGGTCTGGCATCGCCCCTGCACTTGCTGTCGGCACGCCGTCGCAACGCATCGCAGCACTTCAGAGCGATGCCAGTGTGGTGGTCATTAACTATGACAACCTAGATAAGCTAGAGGACTTATCCAGTTTCGACGGCGTTGTGTTTGACGAACTGACGCGGCTGAAGAACCCGTCAGGCAAACGCTTCAAGGCGCTGGAAAAGATGATGGCGTCCATGAAGATACGCTGGGGGTTGACCGGCTCGTTCACGTCGAACGGCCTTGAGGATGTCTTCGGCCAGTGCAAGATCATTGACCAAGGGCTGCTGGGCCGCGCCAAGGGTGCGTTCATGCAGCAGTATTTCATCTGCACCAACCGCGACTTCGGCCAATGGGTTCCGGCAGCCGGCGCACTGGAGCAAGTCATGAAGCGCATCCGTCCTGCGACGTTCGTGCTGGAGCCGGGCGAGTACAAGGACAAGCTGCCGCCATGCCATGTCACTGAGGTACGCGTACCGCTGACAGACCGTGCGCCATACGAAAAGATGAAGCGCGAGTATGTCGTGCGCTTTGGCGATGACCAGATCGTAGCGCAGAACGCAGCCGCGGTAACGACCAAGCTGCAACAGATGGCGTCTGGCTTTGTCTACAACCGCGACGCAGGCACGCCGTCCATCTGGTTCAGCAGCCACAAGTTCGACCGGCTGGAAGAGTTGCTGGCGGAGAACCAGCGGGCCAACACCATCATCGCGTACACCTATCAGGAAGAGTTGGCAGAACTAAAGCGCCGCTTCCCGCACGCGCAGACGATGGATGATGACAACGTCATCGAACGCTGGAACGCAGGCGAGGTAGAGTTGCTGCTGGCCCACCCTAAGTCGGCAGGCCACGGGCTGAACCTACAGCATGGCGGATGCCACATGGTCTTTCTGTCGCTGCCGTGGTCGCTGGAGTTGTATGAGCAGACGGTCGGGCGCCTGCACCGCAGCGGCCAGACAAAGGATGTCTGGGTCTATGTGATGCTGACCGAAAAGAGTATTGACGAACGCATATGGGCGGCGCTGCACGACAAGCGTGCGGTGTCCGACATAGCATTAGAGGAACTGAAAAATGAGTAAACTAAACTGGCGGTCGATGATTGCCGTGCTGTCTGACCTTACGGAAGACCAGCTAAAGCAGGCGCTGGACGCTGAACTGAAGACGCACAAGCGCCCGGCCATCGCCCGGCGTTTGCACCAGCGTTACTCTGCCATGCGGACAGCGCGGGAGCGCGTCGAGATTATGATAGGGCTAAAGAAATGACAGACCACGCGGCAGCGGCAGCAGAGGCGCTGGAAAAGATAATCGCCATGCTGCGGGCAGGCCATGTGCCAGAGGACTTAGGCGAAGCGGTCATACTGATCGGTCGCCTGATGGCTAGGCGCACCTAGCGGTTATTTTACGGCTACTGCGTCTACCCATGCTTTAACCGTCAGGCGATGCTTGACGCTACAGTCTGTATACTTTGCAATGATGTCAGCTTCCCAAAGCGCCCGCTCAGGGTCGATCATTACCATTGGCGGGTTTTGAAGCGTCGGGCAATTCGCCGCTAGGTTTGCCGGCGGCAGCGGCATTGGCGTCACTGACACCGCTTTCGAGCACCCGGCGCAAAGCGTCAGAACCAGCGCAATCAACAGGAACGGCAGGAGCCGTTTTATATATTTCACGTATGGTGTTGGTGCGTTCGGTTGCCACCACATTGGCTTGATCTCGTTCGGATTCGTAGGTTTGCGAAACATTATCTACTACCTCTTGTTTTTTGACACGTAGCTTCTCAGCTTTCTCCAGCGCCTTTGCAAAAGCTGCGTCGCACTGCCAATCGCGGACCTTGTACCCAGAAGCAGCGCCGATAAGCAAAGCGCCTGCCAAGCCATATATCATAATTGGGTTGATTAAAGCCATACTGCGTACTTCTTTGTCTTTAGGCGGCGGTCATCAAGGCCATGTGTACCCCCATTGATACGCTTTGTCAGCGCAAGGATTGCGCCTTCGCCTGTGCCTTGGTCGCAGATACCCCACAGTTTGTTACGGTCGAAGAACCACAAGGCGCTTTCAAAGCAGAGTTCGCCGGCCACAAGATCAGGGTTGGTCATGACATCTGGGCGACCGATGTAGTTGGCAAAGGCTTGGTAGTTGTCCTTGCCTGTCAGTTGAAGCGCCCCGCGCCCACGGAACTTCCACCCGTCACCGCTGCCTTCAGGTCCGTTGCCCATTCGATTTGCATAGACACGATTAGCTATTTTTTGTGGTTGTCGTTCGTAGGCGCGAGCCATTGCATCAGTCGGGAAGTACTTCCCAAATATGCCGCGAAGCCCTTTTGCGCCATAGTTAAGGTTCTCGCTAAAAGCCTTAAAGCCGCCGGACTCATGCGCTGTTTGAGCAAAGAAATGCGCTGCACGATTAGGCGATAATTTATAGAAAGCCGCAGCCGCCTTAAATGTGCCCGGGCCGAACGCGCCATCTGCCGTTACTCCTATTTTCTGTTGAAGGTTAATCAGGCTCATTTATCATCCTTCCGATTATTCCATAGCTCAAAGAGCGTCTTGATCTTTTCCTCAACCACAGCGAGACGCACATCCATCTTAGCAAGGATGATGGTCAGCGTAATGAACGCCAATACGATAGGCCAAAGCTGGCCAATCAGTTCAACGGTAGAGAGGTCGCCCGCCATTATACTGCCGGATTGCGCCAGTCTGGGAAGTCTTCTTCATCAACCACGCCGTCGCCGTTGGCATCATAGCGCAAGTCGTTACGATACTTCTCCCAAGGCTCCATGTCGTCGTCATCGTCTTCTACTACCGGCTCAGGCTCAACAGGGCGGATCAACGGTACGCTATTAAATTCACCGACTTCTGGCTCTGGCTCAGGCTCAGGTGTGTCTAACTCCAGTGGCTCCTCCGGTGTTTTATCCCGCGCATTAGCGTTAAGGCTTAGGCCGCCAAGCAGACCAACAAACGCACCGATGATGGTCTGGAATGCAGGGTTGACCGTCTCGAGGATAGCTGCGCTGCTTACAACGTCGTTTGACACAAACAGGCCAACGGCAAGCGCCAGCACGACGACAAGGATAACCGCCGACAGTGTGACGATGGCCACACGAATAACAAACTCAACGGTATCGTTCACACCGTCTTTATTACTTTCAAAACTATTTAGGAAGCTCATCACATTCTCCTTTTTCGGGCGGCTTTTTCTTCATGCCGCCGTTGCCCTGCCCAGCCATAAGCCCTGCTAACGCACCCACGATAAACGTCGCTATCGGGTTAATCAGCTTAAAAAACTCAGCGTCGTTAGGGGACTGCCCCTCCATTGGCTGCGATACAAACACCAACGAGTATAGCACAGTCGCAACGATAAACGTAAGCGTCAGCGACAGGACGATGCCGACGATGAACCGCAGCAGTTCCTCTGGCGACCATTCGTTAGTCGGCTTCATTTTCTTCGCCCGTATTTATTAGCCATTCGGTGCAGTAGCCCATAGCGATGCACTTGGGCTTCTTGCAGATTTCCTCCTGCCAGTTCGCAGGGTCTTGGCAGTCGTAGCGGTAACGGTCTTGGCAGCCCGCAAGTACCAGCACCGCTAGTAGTAAGCTGACTACGCGCATACGCTCTCCTTAGCCGGCCTTTATCAATATGCCGATTAGCAACAGAATGATTGTGCCGGCCACAGACATACCTACGGCCTCAAGACGCTTCAGCCGCGCGCATATGCTTTCGTACCGGAACGTGCAGACCTGTTCGTGCGTGTTAAGCTGCGCTTGGGTTTCGTCGATAGTAGCCATGAAAATACTTTCTAGTTAAAAACCCATGCGGCGGCGTTCTGCCGCTTTCTTAGCCCGATCTTGCGCCAATACGTTTTGCTGTACAGCCGGCGAAGCCACAAAGTAACCGGAGCCGCCGGGCTTTATGCCGCCGCCCGGCTGGGCTGCGCTGACAAGCGCACGTTTTCCCTGACCCTTGGTCATTTGGTTTGCGATACCTTTTGCGGTTGATGTGGCACCTGCAACTGTTGCCGTAGTCATTGGCGCCATATAGCCAGCGCCGCCGTACCCTAAGAGTTTTGGCATCCCAAACAAAGTTGCGCTAGGCGCCAGCTTTCCAAGCGCGGCAAAAACTTTTTGCGTGGCTGTTCCGTTGGCAACCTGTTTGATTAGCTTCTGCGTCGGGGCATCAAACTTTGACAGTTTACGCGCGTCTTTTGCTATCTTACCAAACTCATCCCGAAGTGCTTGCGGAAAGTCTTTGTTAGAATTTAACGCGTCAGATGTAGCCGTCGCTTTTGTAAACGCGTTCTCTAACGTTTCAGTCCGATAGCCTCTTACGCGAACGTCGCGGGCCTTTTTCAGAAACGCAGTTGCAGCGGCAGGGTCGCCAGATGTTACTTGCGCCGGTGTTAAACCATCCATGTATTCATCTATGGTGTCATCAAGCGCCGCAATTATTGCACGTTCTTTAGGTGTGCCGCGCCCAGCGCCGCTTTGGGTGTAAGGGAGATCACGAACGGACTTCCTAAATTCTTCCAGCATTTCAAACGACATGGGCTTGCCAGATTTTTTACTGAACAAATCTAACGCTTGATTAACTAACTTGTCCGTGTCGGGGTCATACCGCAAATTGCCTAATTTTGTACGCACTGTAGCGTCCAAGTCAGCCATTGCTTGTGGAGCGATGTTTACGTTTTCCGCTTCCATTGCACGGTATAGCTTACCAGACTCTTCTTTCAGCGCGGCAGCAGTTACAGGCTTTACACTAGGCGTGGCCGCTTTACCGCCAGCAACAGCGGCAGGCACAGAAAGCGCCATTAGCGCATATGGGTTTGTAACGTCAAAATAGTTAGCCGCAACAGATGGCGCGCCAGCAGCACCAATGGCTGCGCCGGTCTGGCCTCTGGTGTTCTGGCCCATCATACGCATGAAGTTCATTGACTGCGGCGATGTAGCTACGTCAGCTAACGTCTTAAAACCTTGCGCTTGACTACCCGCGCCAGAGGCTGCTTGCAGCACGTCGCTGTACACTTGTTCGCCGGGCGTCTCTGGCGCACGGCCAATGCCGACGCTCCTGTAGCCTTTGCTGATAGTCTCTGACGGCAGCGGGACGCGGTCGCCGCCGAACAGCGAAGCACCTAAATTGTATACGCCAGTGCCAAGATCACCAGCACCCAATGCCAATACACCGCCGGCTGCGCCGGGGATAGCGCCGACGCCGCCAAACGGTGCGCCAGCCAGCGCCCCAGCGCCAGCCGCAGTTGCGTAAGGCAGTAGCGCGTTTGTGGTGACGCCGGCTATTTGCGTAGCCTTGTCCATGCCCGTGCGCTCACGTTTAACTTTAGCGCGAGGCGCCTTTACTTCGGCGACACCCAGCCCCTCGTAAGGGTCTACTTTTTCGTACGCGCCTAACCCTGCGTATGGGTCATCCTTTTTCATTTCCGCACCATAATTTGTCCGTTGTCCGACCGTTTCCAACGTTTAATATTAGGGTTGGCGCGTACTTGCGCTGGCGTTAAAGTTGGAATGACCGGCGTCTTAGCTGCGGCGCGAGGCGCTGCTGGGGGCGCGCCGTACAGTTCTTCTAGTGTAGCAAGAGTGGTACGCGCCGCTTCAATTCCCTGCGTAGGGTCGGTCAACGCGTCCAACGTCAACTGAAGTTCTACGTTCGAGTTCATTTCTTGCGCGGACATACCTGTCGCGTTCTTAATGGCGGTCGCCAACAGCTTACGCGAGTTGATGATTTCGGACAGATACTTAGATGACTTTGTGCCAACCATCTTTTGCGCTTCGCGGCCAAGGCTTGAAGTACCGAAATAGTCCATCGCGTTGGCAAAACCACCGCGGGTTTCTGATGGGATCGCTTCAGCTTTATCCAACTGCTCATAAGCTGCGCGGACTTTATTAATCAACGTGCTTACTTGTTTGCGGCCCGGTAGCTTTTCAGCAGCCTTCTTTTCAGTGTCAACCGCCGCGGTAGCCCGCGCCGTTGCCGCCGCCTTATCCGCCGCTTCTTTGGGTGTCTCACGCTGCACCGCTGCTTCCGCTGCGACACGCGACAAAGGCACCTGTGCCGATCCGGGGTACGGCGACACATTTGGATTGCGCTGCTGGAGTCTTGTAGCTGTACGCGGCTGCGTTTGCGCCAGCGTCTGCTGCATTTCTGGTGCGCCGGCTAGGCCAGCGGTTTGCGATTGCATTGGTTGGCCACGCATAACAGCAAACTGCGATTGCGGTGTGCGGCCATCATACGACATTGGCGTATCGCGCATCTGATTGTCCACCAGCGGAGGTGCGTCGGCGACGCTTATACCATTCTCGCGGACCCAGTTCATGATTTTTGGGCGGCTTGCGGGTTGTACATTTGCAAGCATTTTATCAAGATCGGCTTGCGACATTACGCGCGTTTGTAGCGCAGACGCGACTACTAAACCTAGCGACCCCGGCGCTTCGCCCGCAGCGTTCGGCGCTGGCGCATTCCGCGCCATAGGGTTAGTCGGCGCGGTAGGCGTCGCACGCGGTGCAGCCATTGGCATTTCTGGTGCGTCGTATACAGGCCGCTGTTCAGGGTTAAGACCGCCGACAGTAACCGACCTTGGCGATCCGTCCACGCCAAGCTCTAAACTGGCAACTGGTGTGGGGTATTTAAGGCCAAAATATTTATCGACTTCCATAACCGCCGATTCTACTACGGCGGCGTTAAAGTTAGGGGCAACTTGACGCATCGTAGCACCAAGTCGAGGGTCTGCTTTTTCTACTTCACCCAATAAATTTTGATACGCGGCTTCGCGTAAGGCAGGGTCTTCTGTTCTTAAAACAGTCACGCCAATTTTGCCAAGACGTTTCAATTCTTTGTCTTGAAAATCAGCATTCTTTTCGCGCATGGTCGCCGTTTGCGTTTCTACCGCGCGGGCTTCGCCAGTGCGCGCAAATTCCATCGCCTGCTGCGCCTGCGCTGCCTGACGTTCAGCCGCTTCTTGCTGCTTCGTCATGTTCATCATGTTGACGTACTTTGCGGTCTGGGCAGCCGGATCGGGAAGCTGAGGGCTACGCGCCTGAAGGGCTATCATTTGGTTTGGCATATCAATAAACCTTTTGGCGATTAAACTTCTTTTTGGCGGTTGTAGTAGTTCATTATGGCGTTGTTCATAGGCGCGTTAATCGCGTAGCCTGCTACCTGACCAAGAGCATTGTTAAACGCGTTAGCTTGACCAACGTAACCAGACGCGCGGGCTGCTGCGGCGTTTGATATGCCTCCAGCTTGGGCGTTGCCGATATTGTAGGCGCTCTGCGAAGCAGCGTTGCCTATGTTTGCCGCGCCGCGTTGCGCTGCGTCTGAAACATAGAAAGCGTTATTTGCAGTGTTCGTGCCACGGTCCAGCGTAAGCCCGCTTACCCTGCCGTAATATCCCGCATCGTTTGCTTTGGTCGCTGCGTTCTGGTTCATAAGATTTGTGGCTGTTGCGTCGGCGCGCCCCAAAGCGTTTCCTGCGGTTGCTTGGCCGAGGCCCAAAGCGTTTGCCGATGTTGCCGCGCCGCGGTTCATAGCAATGTTACCAGTTGTTGCGCCACGGTTCATAGCGATATTGCCCGTTGCGGTCCCGCGCCCTATTGAGTTTGCGGACGTCGCCTGCGACCGCGCCAAAGCGTTTGCCGCATTGTTTGACCCAAGCTGGCCCGCAGCGCCCGTCATAACGTTTGCCGCTGACTGACCCGCGCCAGACAAACCGCCAAGCGTACCCAAACGAGCAGCGCGCTCAGTCTGGTAGCGGTTAAACGCGTTGTTGTATTCTTGGCTGGCTAAGTCTTGGCCGAACCGAGTAACATTTTTTAACGCGCTGCCAGACAACACACCGCCGCGCGCAGACGCTGATCGGTCTAACCCCTTTAGACCTTCGGACATACGGAAGGCATAACCGGGGTCTGCCTCAAAATCGGACATACCAAAAGCTTTAGCGTATTGGCCGTAATTGGCAGCGGCTTCATCGCCGCCGATGCCCATAAGCTGCATAATCTCGTCTAGGGCAGTAAGACCGCTTTCAATGTATGGCTTCTGAAATTCGCCCTGCCGCTGGTACGCCTGTTCAAAATCACCGCGGGCGGTGGTATAGCCCAATTCCGCGGCTGCCTGCGCCTCATCAAAACCCCTGTTGACGCCGGTTAAAGCAGTGTCAAAGCCCCTATTGGCGTCGGTTAGTGCGGTGTCAAAGCCCAAATCGCTAGCCGCCCGTGCGGCGCCGAATGAAGTGTCGTATGCGCTTTGAGCGGCGTCGAAGCCCTTGGTTGTGGCTTCTTGCACGCCAGTAAACGCCGCCTCGTCCGCCATGCGCGCTTCGTTGTAGCGCAGGCGTTCCAAATTCTGCGCCTGCGTGTTTGCTTCATTCTGCGCCTGTTGCGCTACTGCTGCTGCATCTCTTGCCGCTGCAACGGACTCAGCCGACGCGGTGCGCTGTGCTTCTAACGCCAGCGCCGCTGCACGTTCTTGCGCTTGCGCTGCCGTGGTAGCTGCTTGAGCCTGTGTGGCAGCAGCTTTCTTAGACGCGTTACTAGCCATAACGCCGCCGGCAATGGCTGCGCCGCTACCGATTAACGCTGCTCCGACTACAGGTGCGATTGGCATTAGTTTAACTCCATCCGGTAAATTTGATAAAGTGTACCAAACGACTCTACCATTTCGTCAGTGATTTGCATACCCCCTTCAAGGGCATAGCTTATTACGTGTTTACTATCTGGCTCAATTTTAGTCCACAGCTTTTCAGTGCCGTGTTCGCGCAGATATTCAATAGCTTTTGCCCTTGCGGCAGCGGCCCATTCGCCGCGCCCACTAGGCAAAACAAACGTGTGTACTTCGCGGACGCCGGGTGCAGTTCCTGCAAACAGAAACCCGCCGTGTTCGCCCATCAGAAACCAGTTGTCAGGATCGTCAACAAGTATCTGTGTATCTATATCGCCCTCAACGCCGCTACCAACATACGGCCTTACGGAAGGATCGTTTACGACCTTGTTTATAAACGCAGTGTCGTAGCTACGCTCCAACATTAGCTGATCTCGCGTCCAGACGCACGCAAGTTGACTGCGGCTGCGGCTGACGCAAGCGTCGAAACAAACCCGCCGGACGGCAGGGTGTGGCCTACGATTTCTGGAAAGGTGTAAGTTTCGCCCGGTTGCAGCGTCCGCGTCTTGACGATCAAGTTGCTGTTGCCTGTGGCTTCGCTGACCGCTGCCAAGTTAACGCTTACGTTGACCATGCTGCTGCTGAAGTTAGTCGCCGTGAACTTGTCAATGATAGTCGTGGTGCTGCTTGGCGACACATACTGCGTAGTCTGCGTGTTTTCCATATTCTTGGCGGGGATGATGTTTGCTGCGATAATTGGCATGGGCCTATCCTATCAGGTTACGTTGCCGGTGACGTAGAATACCTCAGTGCCGACGCACAGCACTGTAGCAACGCCGTAGGCTGCGATGGTGCGGCTGCCTGTGGTTGCGGTGCCGCCAAGCCGTAGCGTCGTTCCAGCGCCCTGTGTGAGCGTCACGGTGCTGGCGCTGCTGTTGACCACGTAAAACAGGTTTCCTGCTACAAACACACCTGACGGGACTGTGGTGGTCGCAGACACATACAGGTGCTTACCATCGTCTGAAGCGGCAGCCGTAGTGTTGAGGCTTTGCGGGACGCTGCGGTAGCCAACAGTGAACGGCGTACCAAGGCTGTCGTTGACCGTTGACGCCGACGCCAGACCTGTGATGGTCTTGTTTGTCAGCGTCTGCGTGGCTGTCAGATAGACGCCGTTTGTCACGGTGCCAGCGTTACCGGATATGTCGCCGGTGATGGTGGATGTTGTGATTGTGACGCCGCTGATCGTACCGCCGGTGATAGCCACGTTGTTGGAGTTCTGGCTGGCGATGGTGCCGTAGGTCGCAATGTTATCGACGGTCCATTGCAGCACGTCGGTCGCGCTTTCCAAGACTACTTTGTAACTAGTAGCTGTAGAGAACCACAGGTTACATTCGCCGCGGGAGTCCAGAATAACTGGGTTGGTGTTGGGTGTAACCCCCGACGCATCAGTGTACGTCTGCAAAGGGGTTGTTGTACCGGCTGCGTAGGTATAGACCTTGCCGCCAACCAACGGGCTACCGTTAGCATCGAAGAATTGTGCTTTAGGTTGTGGAGCAAGAACAGTCATATCTAAACCTTAGTTGATGTTGTCCGTAACCGTCAATATGACGGACGGAATTGCGGGGACAGGGCCGCTGGCCGCTGCGGCTTGAATTTCACAGTTTGTATTGCTTGTAGACCAAACCAATTCAAAGTAATCACCTGCGTTTAAGTCTATCACAAAATTCCATGCGGCAACAGCCGCTGAACTGCTTCCGGCTAACGTCACGCTTGTTGCAGAGTTTGCCGCGTTAGTACCGTTTACTCTGTACCAGATAAAAACGTTTCCTGAACCGCCGCCGGATTTGTTAAGCTGCGCGGAAAACTGAAAGTTGTAGGTACCTACGCGGTCCACGTACACACGCGACGTAGGTGTGCCGATGTAGACGCCATCAGTTATGCTTGTAGAGTTAAGTGTAATTGGATACGCCGTACTAGTAGCGGCGGCTGTCTGCGTGGTGGTGTCGAAGAACGCGCCGTAACGCTTGTCGCTCACCTGCGGCGTGTACATTGGGGCCAAGTCTTGCCCAAAAGACGAACTTGCCGCCGAGTTAGCTTGACCACCGCCCGTCAGCGTAAAAAGATTAAACAGATACCTGTACCACTCGCGCGTCACCGTGCCGTCAGACGCGTCCGTAATTGGGACGCGCGACGCGGGGATACGGGTAAGTAAGTCGTTAGGCATTTGTGCCGCTCAGTTGCAGTTCAGCGCCGGTCAAGTAAATACGGACAGGATCACTGCCAGACACTTCATAGACGCGGTCGCGCAGCTTCAGCGTCATGCCAAGCCGGCGCCATATGACGCGGGTGCCGGTTGCGCCAATCTTGCCCATAGACGCCCAGTGTTCGTTAGACCATGTATGGCCGCCATCGTCGGACCAGCGGAGCATGGCTTGCGGGTCACTTCCTTGGCCGTCGTTCAGTCCAACGCCTGTTTCGCACTCAAGCTGCAAGCTATGGTTTGCTGTACGCGTGAGATTGTTCTGGCCTGTCGGCAGCGCGCGCCACGACCGCAACCAACGCTGCGCTATATCGTTGTCCGCAAAAACATTTAATTCAAACGTGTAAATGTTGCCGTTAGCGTAGTCACCGACAATGATATTGCCTTGGAAGTTACACTGGCAGTTGCTGCGGTGGCGTGAGAATGCACCGCTGACGCCGGAAGGTGTGAGCGGTAGCACCGTGTAGAACGCTTCGGTATAAAACGATTCGGCTTCAAACGCACCTTCAGTTGGCGCAAGGGCGGAGTAAGATGACCGCTGATGCCATGCGCCAGTAGCAGCGTCATACACCCATGTTTCGTCGGCGGACGGGAACGACAAGACATAGAACGCATGGCCGTCCTGCTGGTAGGTGTAGCCCACAGCGTCGCTCATATCTAGGTAGTTTTGGATTTGCCATTCAATCGCGTGCGTAGAAATACGCTGCGCGCTATAACCAGCAGCCCTGTAAATGACGCCTTGGCCGCGCGCGTCAGCGCCCAGCCAGAACACAGTGTTGTCCATCTTGGCGATGGAGTATGGCGCAGCGCAACCGATTTCGTTGAACGCGCCTTGGATTGGCGATAGCGGAAAGTCTAGCCCGCCAGAGTTGTACCACACTTCGGTCGAGTCAGTACCAAATACCCAGCATTCGCGGTGGTCTACTAGTATACCAACGACGCCATCAGGGCTGCCTTCGGCGCTGGCAAACTCTAGCGGGTCAATCTGAAAGCCGTCAAAAAGCTGCGTCACCCAAAGTTTCTGGCTATTAGGCTCGTTAAACACAAAATAGCCGTCGAGATAGCCGACAGTAACCGCCCCCGGAAAGTCAGGGTCGGTGATTTGCCCAAACGTGTTGGTTGACTCGTCGTAAATAAACGCATCAGGATTGCAGGCGAAGAATATCTGTGTGCCGTTGTCAGCGATGGACACAGGGCCAGTGCCGGTTACATCGCCTAGCTTGACAGGTGTTCCAGTAAGGCTGGACAGCTTGTAGACTTCAAAGCCAGACACAACGTAAAAGTCATCGCCGCGTGTCTGGTGCGCCCACAGCCCGCGGATCGGGCCATCACCTATGACTTGCTGAAGCTGCAAGCCGGGGCAACGCTGGATAAACGCAGGCTCTATGCCGCCTTCTGGCACCGCTTCGGGAAACAAGTTTACCATGCGTGCGTTGGCAGCGTTTACTGAACGGGCCACATACGCGCTGCCCAGTATGGGCGTCTTCATTAGTAGTTTCCTGCAAAAATGTTATACCGCTGGCGCGATGCAATAAGGCTGTATGGCATCGACATGATGTCATCAGGATTGTTGATGCGCTTCAGGTTGCGCTTGGAATACATGGCTATGCGCTGAACTTGTGGCGACGGTTCTTCGCCAAACTCAGGTGCCAGTTCGCACGCTAGGTTATAGCGGAACGCACGCAGATAGCCGGGCGGGAACGAAAGGACTGTGTCAAGCGTTGCAGGCTGTGTCAGTTCTTCAACCGAAATAAAATGCCATTCTAGAT